GGAGACTTAGCTAATGGCTGACGCACGCGAGTTACTAATCAAGCTGACGGTCGACGCTGCGCAAGCTGACCGCCGGTTGAAAGATATTGCAAAGAGCACCGGCCAACTGGAGAAGCGCTTGGGCGCAGCAGGCGGTGCGCTAAAGGGGTTCATCGGCGGCTTGGTTGGCGCTGTGTCTATTGGCGCTATGGTCACAGCGTTCAAGAGCGCAGCCGATGCGATGGACGAGATGTCCAAGGCAAGCCAGAAGATTGGCGTGTCAGTCGAGAATCTGTCGGCGCTGAACTACGCGGCCAGTCAATCAGGTGTTTCGTTCGAAGGGTTGCAAACGGGCTTGCGTAAGCTAGGCAAGGAACTCGTAGACGTCGAGAAAGGGACATCGGAAGCGGCGAAGGCTCTGCGTGCTCTTGGTGTCAAGGGCGCGGACAGCCCTGAGCAGGCGCTGTCCAAGATTGCCGATGCTTTTGCCAGCGTGCCGGACTCGACGCAAAAGACCACGCTTGCAATGGCTATCTTTGGCAAGGCAGGCGCTGACTTGATCCCGCTATTGAACGCTGGGGCGGAAGGGCTGAAAGAGTTTGAGGATCGCGCCAAGCAGCTGGGCATCGTCATGGATACAGAAACCGCCAAGAAAGCGGAGCTGTTCAACGACTCGCTGGATGACATGCAGGCGGCGCTAGGCGGCATCGTCAAGAACATCGTATCAGGCGCTCTCCCCGGCATGTCGGGGCTTGCCGCTGCCATGGCCAACGGGGCAAGGGCGAGTAAAGAGTGGCAGCAGCTCGGGCGCGGATTGGCTGAGGTTCTGGCGTTTGTTGCCGGCACTGGCGTTAAGGCAGTGGCAACGTTCCAAGGGCTTGGAACGGTCATAGCGGGCGTCGCGGCGGCGGCAACACTGGCAGCATCGGGGGAGTTCAAGGCAGCAGGTGGGGCGCTTTCCCAGATGGTTGACGATGTGAACGGCATCGAGAACTCAACCAATCAGCGGCTGGCGCAGATGCGCGAGGCTTTCGCTGGCATCGGGCAGACTGCCGAGCCGTTAAAGACTGCAGCTGGTTCTGCCGCAGCAATGGCCAACGCGGTTAAGCAACTCACCAGCGACGACAAACCCCAAAAGCTGAAAGCGCAATCTGACGCAATGCGCGATTACGCCAAGGCGCTGGAGCAGGCTGCCGCCATTGAAGCTGAGGCGCAGGGCTTTGCCGAGAAGTTCATTCGCGGTGAGGCGGCAAAGGCCGAAGCACTGCAAGCTCAGATCGACGCGCTGGAGGACATGGCTAACCCGATGCGTGAATACACTAGGGGGCAGGCGGAGCTTTACGCTCTTTGGGAAACAGGGAAGCTATCTGCCGAGGGGCTGGCCGCAGGCATGGCCGTTCTTGATGACAAGCTGCAGAGCGCCTCAACCATTGCGAAGGAAGCCCCAAAGGAGTTAGACGATATGCAGCAGGCCATGAAGAATTTAGCGGCTCAAGGCATCGGCGGCTTGGTTGATGCGATATTCAAAGCCGATCAGAACTTCAAAGAGTTCGCCGGAAACTTTCTGCAGCAGATCGCCAAGATGATTATCCAACAGCAGATATTCAACGCTTTGAAGGGCACGACGCTGGGCGGTTGGCTGGGCTTGAATGCCAAGGGCAACGCGTTCGGCGGCGCTACGGGCTTACCGCATGGCGTCTACAATCAGCCTACATTTTTCAACATGCCGGGCAACGGGCCGCTGCAGAAGTTTGCCCGTGGCGGCGTATTGGGCGAGGCAGGGCCGGAAGCCATCCTGCCGCTGCGCCGTGGTGCAGGTGGCAAGTTGGGTGTTGATGCGGCTCCGGTCAACGTAAACGTCATCAACAATGCGGGCGTGAATGTGGGTGTGGAAAAGGACGGTAACGATATCAACATCACCATTGAGCGCGTGCGTAACGCCTTGACCCGTGACATACGTGCTGGCGGTAACGCCTTTGCCGGTGCGCTGCAGAACACCTACGGACTTAACAGGGCGTCCGCATGACCACCGCCAAGCTTCGCCGCGTATTTGCTTCGGCTCCGGCCGAGGAAGTCATCATTGAGACTCTGCAGCTGTCGCACAGCAGGTTCTCAAAGACTTGGTATTTATCCAGCAACGTGTCGGCGTTCGATGCCAAGCTGGAATCTGGGGCTGATGCGCACTTTCAGCCACTGCCGTTCACGGTAAAGCTGCCGGCCAGCGACGCGCAGGGCGGGCAACTGCTGGACATCAGCATAGCCAATGCCGGGCAGGAGATGGTCGACGAGATTGAGGCGGCGGCAACGGCACCCAATGAGCGCATCGAGGTGATCTATCGGGTCTACCTGCAGTCTGATAAGACCATGCCGCAGAATTTGCCACTAAAGCTTTCGCTGGACGCCGTGGCCATGACTGACGAGGCCATACGCGCAACCGCTGGCCGGTCTGACGTGCTTAATTTCAAGTTCCCGTCCGCGGTTTACACTTCGGACAAGTTCCCCGGACTTGATCGATGATTGACATCAACAAATACATAGGCACGCCATTCCTGCTAGGAGGACGCGACTTGGCCGGCATCGATTGCTGGGGCTTGGTCATGGCGGTCTACCGCGACATGGGGCGCGAGGTGCCTGACTTTGATACCGAGTTCCTGAGCCGCCCTGACATCTTGCGCAAGATCCGCGACGGAGAGGCCATCGTGGCCGACGAGATACCGCGGCCGGAGCAATGGTGCGTCGTGTCTGACTCTACGAAAGGTCATGTTGGCCTCTGGGTCAATGGCCGCGTGTTGCACGCTGCAAAAGGGTTGGGCGTGGTATTGCAGCCGTGGCACCAGTTCGCTCAAATCTATTACAAATCAAGGTTCTACCGATGCCACGCATAATCGTCGCGCCCAGCGCACTTAATCCGGCGGTAAGGCACGTCCACGATCTACAAGGCGACGCTGAAGCGTTCGTCCGCGCACGCTACCCTAATGTCAAGAATTGGCGCGTGCAGACGGACGGCACAGACTACTACGCTGTGGGTGTGCCGGCTGACCCGGTTACCATTTTGGGGATCACGATAAACCTATGGGCGGTTGCTGCTTCTGTGGCCTTGTCGTTTATATCCTCCAAGCTGCTGGCCAAAAAGCCGCCGCCCGGCACTACGCGCTCAACAGACGCCGCATCGCCAACTTACAGCATCGGCTCGCTGCAGAATCAGGCGCGGCTTGGTGCGGTCATTCCTGTCGTTTATGGCGAGGTGACAATGCTGCCTGACTACGCCGCGCAGCCTTACGTCGAATATATAAATAACGAACAATATTTGCGTGCAATTTATTGCGTCGGGCACGGCGACGTTGATGTGCCGAAAATGTTTGCAGGCGAAACTGACGTGGACGCTATGGACCCCAATGTGATTGTGTGGCGCGTGTTCAAGCCCGCAGACCATGCTTCAGTGTTCGGCGCCATCGCTACGGCTACCGGCGTCGAAGAAAATATTTTCACCAACTCAGAGGTCGCCGATCAAACTCTGGAAGGTGGCACTAATACTGGCGCAATTACTCCGGCCGATTGGTCATGGCACAGAATACAAAGAACTGTAGCTGCATATCCAATATATCAAGATGAGAACGATTTGAAGGTTTTGCCAAAACCAGCGATGGGCACTATGGTTGGAGTAAGTGTGCTTAATGGGTATGATGCTGATGGTAACGAAGTCCGGGTATTGATGAACGCTGTCGCTCAGCCTGATTTACTCGGACAAGTGATTCCAGACCCGCAACCCGCTCTTGTGACTTACCCAATCGGCCCCTTTGAAATGTGCAAGCCGGGTCAGGTCGGGACGGAAGCGGCGGTGGACGTGGTTTTTGCCGGCGGTCTTTATACACAGAACCAGACGACAGGCGCGATGCAGGGCGCATCCATTGTTGTTCGTTTTACCTTTTATCCGATAGACGCAAAAGGCGCGTCAACTGGCGCAGCAATAACGCACGATCACACTTTTTCAGCGGCAACAAATACGCCGCAGAGATACACGCTCAAATACGCGCTCCCACTTGGACGATACCGTTGCAAGGCCGAAAGGGTTACTCTGGCATCAGGCCAAGCAAATGTTATCGATCAAGCGACGTGGACCGGTCTTAAATTCAAACTATCCGCGCCCACGCGCCCGGTATACGGCGACGTTACGCTGGTTGCGGCAACCATCAAGGCCACAAACGGTATCTCCAGCGACGCTGCCGGCAAGGTGCGCTTACGCTGCCGCAGGTATCTGACAGCACTGGATAGCACCGCTGCTACCTTCAGCGCCAACCCGGCTGACGTGCTGGTTGATGTGCTGACGGCTAAATACGGCGGCAGGCGCCCCATGACGGCGGATGAGCTGGATGTTGACGAGATACGCCGCAGCCGCACCAAGTGGGCGAAGCATAACGGGTTCAATGCCGTCTTCGATAAGATGACAACGGTATGGGACGCCATGGCCTCTGCCTTGCAGCCTGTCGCCGCTGTGCCGCTGCCGCAGGGCAACCGCATCAGCATCGCGCACGATAGCGTCAAGGACTTCCGTGCCGCGCTTTTCACCGACGACAACATCGTTTACGGCTCGCTGCAGGTCAATTACGAGTTTGACAAGATCGGCGACCCGGAAGCCACCCGCGTGGAGTATAGGTCGAAGGAATGGTTTGACGCAGAGTTTGTGACTATCCCTGCAGACCGCGAGGACTTTGACTCAATCAACCTCTTCGGTTGCACGGACAAGACGGTTGCCGAGCAGCACGCCATCCTGACCAACAACCGGCGCCGGTTGCGCCGCAAGACTATCCAATTCGAGACCGAGCTAGACGGGGCGCTGGTGATGCACGGCCAGCGTATCGGCGTAGCGCACAGCACGCCGCGATGGGGCCAGTCCGCCGCCGTGACGTCACGTCACGGTGATGTGCTGACAATGAACACCATTATCGACTGGTCAATACCCAACCTGACAATGCTGATTAGGGACGTCGAAGGCTACCCACACCAAATAGTAGGCATCAAGCAAGGCGCAAACCCAAAAGAGGTCGTTCTCCCGTCGCCGCCATCCTTTCTAATCCCCACCGTCGACGGTGGCTACGAAGGCGCGGTTGCCGCCTTTGGCGAAATCAACAAGGAAGTAAAGGACTGGATTGTGCTGGCGATGGAACCGACTGGTGATTTCCGTATCCGCATCAGCGCAGCAGAATACCGACCTGACGTGTATGTTGGCGCCCTTCCCCATCAACTCATTGACTCCACGGTGACACCATGATCAACTGGCCGAAAGACTTTCCCTGTCCGCTCATTGATGGCTTCGGCGCTGAGGCCTACGCTGCGGTTCTGCGCACGCCGTTTCAAGGCGGCAATACTCGGCAGCGGCGCATCCATCGCCAACTGCCGCACGCCATGCAATTGACATGGGTATTTAAGCAGGACGACTACGGGCTGGTGCTCAACTGGATGAACATCAAGGCGTGGGACTGGTTCACGATTGATCTTCCGGGGCCGCTGGCGGGACTGAAGAGGGTGCAAACCTGCGCTCACATCATCCGCTTCATCAGCGACCTGAAATCGGAGCTTATCCGTGGCAAAGAGGGCTACTATTGGAAGGTCAGCGTCACGGCAGAATGGTTGCCGGAACAGAGCGACTTCGGCACCCACGGGTCCGCTTTCATGACGCACGATTGGGTTATTGCCGGTTCGCCACGCAACGCATCGGCGCCGGTTTGGATTATCGCTGGAACGCCTGCTGCGCCCAACAACGCGAAGGTTTATGTGGGCGGCACGCCTGGCGCGCCCGCCGCTTTTGCTTAACGGTCAACAACGGAGACAAATACCATGACCGATATTCTTGCACGTCAACGGCAGTTAATTGGAACTACAGCGGAGTGGGGTGCAGATGACCTCGTTCTGGGCAGCGGAGAGATTGCCGTGGAGCGGGTTTCTGCCACGGAAATCAAGATCAAGATTGGCGATGGTGTCAGTCGCTTCAGCACGTTGCCGTATGTCGCGGGCGGCACTACCGGCGGCTCCGGCCTTCAACTTACGGGCGGCACGCTGTCTGGCCCGCTGGTTCTGCCGGCGGGTGCGCCCACAGGGCGGCAAGCGGTTTCGAAGGAAGAGGCTGACAAGCTGTATGTGCTGGTGTCAAGCCTCATTGCGGCAAGTGCAGGAGCCGCAAGTGCTGGTAGCGTTCCAAAGCTCAATGCTGCTGGAAAGATCGATGCGTCTTTTCTGAGCATAACCGGAACCATGTCGTTCAAGGGCACGGCGAATGTCACGGCGGCAGTCCCCGCTGGTATTACGAGCGGTGATTATTATGTAACCGCGGCCGATGCGGTAGCCGGTGCCGGCTGGACTGGTATTGTGGGGCAATCTATCAAGGCTGGTGACGCGCTGTTATATGACGGGGCCAAATGGCACGCCATGCCGCAGAACATTGATTTGGCTGCGTATCTGAAGCTCACCGGAGGCACGCTGTCCGGATCACTTGTTGTTCCGGTAGGAACCGCTGCGGCGCCTTCTGTTGCTTCGGTCGGTGATTTGGATACGGGCGTTTATTTCCCGGCTGCCGATCAGGTTGGCATTACGGCAGGCGGGGCGGAGCGGGCAAAATTTTCCTCCACCGGCCTCGCGGTAACGGGGGCGCTGAGTGCGACGGGTAATATCACCGCCACAGGCGGCACCATCACCACCGGCTCCACGACTGCGCTGAGTTTGGCGACGAGGGGTGGTGTGGGGCTACTAATTACAGATGTTGCTTCTCTGGTTAATTCGTGGCAATTTTCCGGGTCTGGAGCCGGCAGCAGTATTTACGCGCAAGCGACGGGAAAAGACACCGACATATCAGTTTTTGTCGGTAGCAAGGGCGCAGGCCACATTTCCCTGCACACGGCTGGCGGTTCGTTTACAGAACAAGTCCGCATCAACCACACCGCCGCCGCCGATCGCTACATCACCCTGACAGGTAGTAATGGTGGGAATCCGACGATTGGAACGAGTGCGGGAGATTTGGCTGTTTCGACAAATATTACAGTCGGAGGCCGCGCAATCAACGCCCCAGTTGCCGCTAACAACGGAGCCTTCAACCTTGCGCTGAAAAACAATTTTACCTGTACACCAGTCACAAACGTCACGCTTACATTCAGCAACTTCGCTGCCGGGCAGAGCGGTATCATCCTACTGAAAAATGCCGCCGGTAAAGCAATTTCAGCGGCGGCAACAACCAAAGTGGATGGTGGTTTTCTTGCCAAAGTGTCAGCGGCAGGCACTTACTTACTCACGTATTTTAGCGACGGCACAAATGCTTATGTGGTCGCATCGGGAGACCTAAAATGAGCATGTTGCCGGTTGGTCAGGGCAGTGAATCGGCATCGCCTTGCGCGGCATCTGGCTATCAGGTCGAGCACTCGTTGCGTTTCCGTGGATCTCAACGAGTGCTGCGCACGTTCACCGCTGCTGCAAATAGAAACAAGTGGACTTTTAGCGCGTGGGTCAAGTTGGGTGACATTAAAAAGGTAAATGCTTTTTTTTCTGCTGTGGTTTCGGCAGGCTCCGTAGAGGACCGGCTGGAAGTTTATGATGGAACTTTGTCACATTACGACGGGGGCGCTGGCGCAATGGCGGTGGCAACGGCAAAACTGCAAGATCCTACTGCTTGGTATCACCTAGTTTATTCCTATGATTCCGCAAACATCACGGCAGCTGATCGCGGTATCTGGTATATCAACGGGGTGCGTCAAACAAATTCCGCCAACAAAATCCCGCAAAACCGCAATTCTGGTATGAACTCAGTAACTGCGCACTGTATTGGGGCATTTGCATCATTGGCCCTTTACTCATCAGCGCACATGGCAGAGATCAACTTTCTGGACAACGCCACGCTTAAAGCGGATGACTTCGGAGAATTTAACCCCTGCGGCATTTGGGTGCCAAAGAAATACACCGGCACTTACACCGGCAATTCGTTTCACCTTGACTTTAAAGATGGCACCGATCTTACATCGCTTGGTAAGGATGCAAGCGGACTCAACAACAACTGGGCGCTGAACAACCATAGTCTGACCAACGGTTCGGATTATGATTGGATGCAAGATACGCCGACGAACAACTACGCGGTTATCAATGCCATTCAAGCAGGACGATCTACTTTATCAAATGCCAATTTAAAAGCAACCGGCGTGCGTGACGTGCCAACGATCATTCCTGACAGTGGGGTGTGGTATTTCGAGCTAGATGGTGCGGCAAAAACATGGACACCACCTGCGGCTTTTCCTGCTGGACCTGGCGATTATAATTTTGGCCAGCGGCCGTGGCAAGGTGCGGGTCCAGCAGCGGGGCAGAAAGTGCTTCGGACATCCGACCGACCTTCCGGCGCCATAGTTACATCTGGCACATTCACCGGCAACGCCGACGCTGACGGTCCGTTTGTATGGCTGAACGGAAATCCCGAAACGATGACCATAAATGGTCACGTGGTCGTGTGGGGAACACATGCCGACAAGACAGCAGGTGGTTTTAAGATCAGGACAGCTGCAGCGTCGCATAACGCGACAGGAAACAACACTTACACCGTCACCACGACCGGTAGCCTGTTCGGTGACCTTGCACATTCTCCCAACACAGCAAAGGGTAACCCATGATTTCAATCCTAAAAAGCACCAAGCGTCGCGTCAATGCGTTTGCGCAGTTCATTGATGACGAAGGCACGCGGCATCTGACAGTTCCACATGGCATGTTGGAGTGGGTCGGTCCACCGGCACCACCAGCAGATTTCGATGGTGAAAACTATGACGTGCAGGAAGTCAGTGAATCACCCTACGTCGTATATACCAAGAAGTCCGCAGAGCAGTTAGCGCAACTTGCGCAGGCCAAGATCAACGCTGAGTCTCTCGCATATCTGGCCAGCACGGACTGGTATGCGATCAGGTTTGCGGAGTCTGGCGTGCAAATACCAGAGGAAGTGCAAAAGTTGCGACAGGCAGCGCGGGACGCGATTGTGCACCACGCAGAAAAACGGCGCATTTAAAGCGGAGTTCACCACCGCCTCTGTCTGGCCGTTAGGTTTGGCAGAGGCGGTTTTCCTTCGCGGACATACAGCCCGGTGAGGTAGCCGGCAGCGAAGGCGGCGGTGAGGGCGGCGATGGTGATCACAGCACCACCGCCAGCATCAGCAGAATAATGATAGCACCGACAACGACGATCTTGTCGGCAATGCGTGATTGCCCACCGCAGTCCTCGATGGCGTGGCCGGTCTGCTCCATGGTGCGGGGGAAGCGGAAATGGCGTGGGTCGTGGTTGTATTGGCGTGACA